TCAGGGCGGAAAGGTAGATCCCACATGGTCTTGGTATGGAGTCGCCCGCCATACAGCTTCAAGGAGACTTGACCGGGAAGAACCTCTATCAGGTCAATGTGGTTATAGTCAAACTCCTCTACGTCCCATCCCTTCAAAATCTCCCAGTGTGGCACATCCTGCAAAATGATTTTGTCGCTTGCCTCTTTTAGCTGGGCGCAGGTGGCCCCTGCAATCGCAAGCTGCAAAAGAGGCATGTCGTAGTTTCTACTGTTGAATCCGATTAAGCAGTAGTTGCGCATGAGCCAGCGTAACTTTGGGAGCTCAAAGTGCCCGCCGTCATACATTTCAAAGTAGACCACTTTCTTGCAGGTCATAGACCGGAAACATGCCAGGAAGTAGTTGACATAGCACTCCGTATCAAACACCATCTGGGAGCGGTAAATAGCCTCGTCCACAAGCTCATTATCTGACATGAGGGGCACGTCAAACCGGCGGGCTTCCTCCAGCTGTGGAAGGTAGTCAGGTGACTCCCAAGTGCGTTCAGGCGGAGTTGCCTTTTCCCGCTCCTTGGTTTTCCTGACTACAGGCTCCGGAGGCAGGTCTGTCCAGAACAGGCCTTGTGCGTCAAATCGGATTTTTATTCTCCTTCAATTCTGAAAATGGCCGATTTTGCTTTCTAGCCCAGCCTGTGGCATAAGCCACTCTATTTTTAATTGAATTTTTCAAAAGAGCTTCACTAATTTTTAACTTAGTTGAATCAGAGTGTATGTAGCTTCCCCTTTTTAGCCTCGTTGAAACCATGTTGCGAGCAGCTTCTGGGCTTCTTGCCTTTGCAGCATCAGACATTCTTTTTATAGTTTCAAGTGAAAGGTTCTTTTTTGATTCTGATATCAGCTGTTTAGTAGAAGCAGAGAGCGGGGGCAGCTTTCTACCTTTCATTAGCTTTGACATATTTTTTCGATACTGTTCACTTGCGGGCGAGGCATGAAACGCTCTAACTGAGGCGATTATTTTTTGCCTCCATTCTTCTTTATAAACTCGCCCTTTATACCTCCCTATCAACTTCTTAGAACATTCAGGGTTGCTCATTGCTCCGAGAAGTCCGCCGGGACTCGTGTTGTAGCCATGAGGGCTCAGTGTTTTTTCACGCGCTATGGCTTCTATTTCAGCAGAGTTAAGCAGATCAACATCCAAAGTCGCAATGACCTGCAAAGAAGGTTCTCCGTACTTTCTCCAAGCGTTGTAAACAGGGTAGTTAATCAATCTGACTGTCGCATCTCGTTTATGCTCTTTGAATCTAACTTTCGCCCCGCGTTTAGAGACACCTATGTAAGATTTCCCGTTTGAGAAATCTAATCGATAAAGTTCGCCCATCATGTTTTAACTCCCATAAAAAGCCCATCAATTCCAAGCCCTTTGAAATAGCACGCTCCTGGATATCCCGAAATATTCCAATGTGTTGCAATCTTGAGAATAAGAACAATGACCTCTGCCCTATAAACTCCTAGCCCTTCCCAATCAAACCCGATCTCAGCCGATTGCAACCCGTTCGCGGTGGTGATGCATCCTTCGGCAAAGTGAATGCTCGGGAATTTAACGTCAGGACAGAAGGGAATGAGCTGTTCAACCGCCTCCAATAGCCCGCCAGGGACAGGCTCAAACTCACGTTGGGCGTTGAACATAGCGGGGATGCTTGTAGGCCATGCGTCGGTGAAGAGCTGCGTTCGCATCCAAGCGCCTTGAAACACGAATGAGATGGATGATGTGCTCACCCAAATTTCCTGAATCGGTTGGTTGATGTCTAGCAGTTCATCTACCACGTAGTTGGGCATGTTGATGACAGGTCCATTCCACTCCATCGGCACCCGGGCAAGGGTGACATTGTTGGTTGCGTAGAAGTGAGTGGGGGTGAGTGAGACGCCCATCGACCACGGGCGAGATGCATCCTTGCTAACAAAGGGCTGGAGCTTTTGCAAGGCGTCTAAAAACCCTGCTGGGGATTTGATTTGAACAGCGTCTTTTGGGGCAAACTCAGTACTCGGGTAATCAGCTGCATTCAATGTTGGAAGGGTGACGCGAAAGCGTTTATGACTGATTTTGACAGTACCGTCAGCATTGTGAGTAATGGCAGGATCACCTTTGCATCCGATGATGGCTTTGATGAATTTCTCTGCCGGGACAGTAAAGGAGTGCCCGGCAAGCAGCGGGCAATCTGCTGCAATTGACATCTTGGCGTCTGAGCCTTGGAGCATCCCATCGTGGACACAAATGTGAGTTAGACATCTAATAATATCCTTCTCAGCAACTGCCCTATTGACAAACTTGAGCGCGTTAAGCATGTGACGTCCTAGAGAGCAAAGAGAGTGGGTTGATAACTTTTCTGTTCAAATTTGAATTGCTTGAGCCACTTAATTATCGACAGTCCGTTGAGAAGTTTTCGAGCCATGTGATCATCAATTAAACTCTGAACAGGTATTTCAAAAAAAGCAGCTTCTCGGTCAACAACGTCCCTAATCAACTTGCTACAGTTCCAGTAATGATTGCCTTGGTTGAATCGGTCCGGGCTCTCCTTGGATATGTTAATGGAAACCCATTTACTTTCGTCCCACACATCAACCTTACCCATGGCGCCAGAAAAAAGCCAAGCAGCACTATCAACTGACCACCACGGCACCCGGGACGTCATCTGACTGCCCGTGGTTGCAAGGCCATGGGTTGTGATGCCCTGAGGCAGCTTCATATGAACCTCCTCCGACCACTTGACCCGCGTCCATTCCGGCAAGTCGTTTCGGGGACTGGCACAAATGTACTTGGCCATGTCACAGACTTCAAAGAGGCGGGCTTCAGACTCATTCTGGTGATAGACCGGGATCACAATATCGCCAAACTCTTTTACCAGGATGTTGAAGTTGATGTCGGACTGCTTGATTGCAGCTTCCACTTCGTCTTTCTCAGCAGTCTTGCCGGGCGAACCTGGAATGACGTCTAAGTTGATAAGAAATGGGGTAACTTTACTGCGGTCAATTAGCGCTAGAACATCACCGTAGATTTTGAGCAAATCGTTGATATTAACAGTGTGCCCGCTTTTCCAAGAAGTGAACGCGCCAGAGTCTGCCATGAAATATCGAATTTGATTGTCCTTGCGAGAGGCTATTTGCGCCCATCGCTTTGCATCTTTAAGGTAGTTGCCGTGACAGGAGTGAAGTCTGCATTGCAGCTCTTTAACTAAGCGCTCTTCATGCCAGTCAACTCGCCCCATGCCCCCTGACAAGAAGAAGTTAAGATTAAAATCAGGTACTAGTTGCATTTTGTTCTTTCTTTTTTGCCCAGGTTGCCTTTCGTTTTGCTTTTGCTTCAGGCGTCGCAGCAGCCGCTGCTAGCGCCTTCTGTTTTTGCTCTGCAAACACGGGGTCAGCCCACATTGTTTGCATAGCCCGCCTTTGCTTTAGTCTGCTCACATCTGTTAGCTGCATGTCAGACATTCTCTTACCTTTGAAAGCAGGGTCTTTCCAGAGTTCTTTATGCTTCTGGGATTGAACCTCTCTTTTTGTAATATCATTCCATGCAGCCTTACTTGCTTGGGATATCTTTTCAGAATATTCAGGTTTAGCCATTGCAAGGGTAAGTGCCTCTTTTTGCCGAGCAACATAGAGCGGGTCTTGCCACATTGCTTTGCCCGATGCTGATGCCTTGGCTTTAGTTTCAGGCCGTTGACGCGACGCTGAGATAGCCGCTTTAAGATACTCAGTTGCTACGGGAACATCCCCTCCTGTTTTCAAGTTGTAGCCATTTGGAAATAAACAGCCTACTTTTTCAATCCAATGTTGTTCACGCAAATTAAGCTCTTCTCTTGTACTGCAAACTTCAAGAACTGCAATAGAAAAAGCGTCAGGCCCATACTTTTTCAAAGCGTTTGAAAAGACCTTACATCCCCTATGATGCCGAGCATCAGTAAGATGGCCCGCCCAGCGCTCTTTCAAATCTCTACGGGTTTGCCCAACATAATGCTTACCAGTCACCAAGCAGGTGATCTGATAGACGCACATTGATGCAACGGGTAGAATCACTTCTGCCCCCACTCCGCTGTTGGCCAGAAGGCAATGCCCCCGCGTGGGGTGAATTGCCCAGTTACCTTGATCCAGACTGGGTTTAGCAGTTCAACGAGATCGTTGCAAATCCTATTAACACAAGCCTCATGGAACTCAGGCTGGTCGCGGAAAGAGGCTATGTACAATTTTAGCGCCTTGCTCTCCACACAAAACTCATCAGGTTGGTACTTAATCACTAGGGTGAAGAAATCAGGCTGCCCCGTCATGGGGCACCTTGACGTCCCTTCGGGCGCCGTGATGGTAACTGTTCCGCTGCACCCTGAAGGATTGCTAACCTTGAACGGGTTAGGAAATCGCTCTAGCACTGTCTTGTCAACACCCTCCTTCTCATAGAGGGGCTTGTTGACAGCGGAGTTACCAAGGGCTTTGAGATCTTTGTGAAGTTGTGTCATAATTACCTGCAGATTGATAAAAACTCAGCCCGGGCATCATGCTCATGGAGCATGGCTCCGCGCAGGGCTGTTGTAATGGTGGTGCTATCGGAGTGTTGAACCCCGCGAGATTCAACGCACATGTGCCGGGCGCTTATCCAAACACCTACCCCGATTGGGCTAAGGTGTTGGTCGAGGGCGTCGGCGATCTGATTGCAAAGCCGCTCCTGCACCTGGAGGCGACGGGAGTACATAATTACCAGACGGTCCAGCTTGGACAACCCCACAATCTTCCCGCGGGGGATGTAGGCGATAGTGGCTGTACCAATAATGTCCGCCAAATGGTGCTCACACTTGGAGTACAACGGAATGTTCTTGCGAACCACCATCTGATCACACCCCTCAGCGCCGTCCTCAAAGACTTTGAGAATAGAGGCTGCATTCATGCTGTAGCCCTGTGTCCAGAACTCCCATGCCTTAAGCACCCGACGCGGGGTTTCAAGGAGCCCCTCCCGGTCCGGGTTTTCACCAATGTGGAGGAGCAGATCACGGATAATTTTCTCACTCATCGTCTGCCTCCAACTCTGCGCTTGCAGAACACTTTCTCGTCTCTTCAATTCGAACACTGATCAAACGAGCTCCTGTGCCTTCAAGCTGCCCGGGGCCGATGACATTGAGCAGGTACGCCGCCATATTTTCAGCCGTTGGGTTGAAAGGCACAATCACAACAGTCGGGTCAAGCGCGAGCATGGGCCGACACCACGGGTCGTTTTTCCAAAGAAGGAAATGATGATCCCAATTATCTTCCAGCCACATGCAGAGGTGGCTTTTGATAACGGAGAAGTCGAGCACCCGCCCCACACTATCCAGTCCGGGGGAGCTAATTACAAAGTGTACTCGATAATTGTGCCCGTGCGCGTGCGCGCATTTTGACTCATGCTGATAGACGCGATGCCCACAGCTGATATCATGATATCTGTCGGCTGTGATTCTCATAGCGCTGTCCACCTGCCGTTAGAGTAGAATCCCACCTGGCCCTTGATGCGGAAGGTGAGGGTCCGACGGTCGGTCGCCAACCAAAGGTTTCGTCCCTTAAATGGCCCGTCCAGACAAAGTACTCGTTTCTTGGGATATGGTTTCATGGAATTCCCGCAATCTTATGAAGTTGAACACACAATCTGTAGCCATATTCCAGGCACAGGTCTCTTGCAAATGCCAGGTTGGTGGCATTTTTTCTGTCGTCTTGATCATCCCGAGGTTGGATCCAAATAGTGGCATCTTCACGCTCAGGCTGGGCAAGAATTTTGGGCCTGGTTCCAAGCTGGAAGCTGGCCACAATTTTGCCATCTTCTACCTCGTCACCCGCTCCAACGACGTATTTGTAATGGATGCAGCGATGGGCAATTTCCCGGTGGACTTTGGCAGTCTTAGGAGAGCATACAAGCGCCACTCCGCATCCCTCTAGCCCGGGCACCCAAATAGTACCAGCTGTCTCAATTTGAACCCGAAAGTTGCGCCTACGTAGGTCGTTACAAACAGGCACTAGATTCTGCAGCATCGGCTCGCCGCCTGTGACCACAACCAGCCTGGTTTTCTTGCCCGCAGCTTCTAAAATCTCATTGACAATACCAGCACTCGACAGTACTCGCGCATTGCTTGTAAAGTCGGTGTCGCACATGACACATCGAAGGTTGCAATCTGCCAGGCGCAGGAATACAGCTGGCATGCCGCTGTACGGGCCTTCGCCTTGGATGGTGTAGAAGAGGTCAACAATCTTCAGCGACCCGTCGTCGTTGATATGCTGAGACACAACTGGGTTTTTACCGAACATAAGTGCTCGCCCGGTTGAGTGCTTCAACCCCGTAATTAGCAGCTTCGGGGAGGGCCATCAACCCCTCCTGGTGGGCGCGCAAGACGAGAGGGTCAGGCAAGCCCGCCTCTAAGAATCCCTGGGCTCGCAGCACATTAGAGTGATTCATGCCGATGGGTGGGTACTTACCGTCGTAGCTGGTATGGGAGAAGGCCAACGCTGCCCAGCAGCCTGGTAACTGAAATGCCAACTCTACTGTCTTTGCTTTGGTTAAGTGCATAAGAGGAGTGTGAATAGCAATGCCAACTTCTCCTGATGTGTCGTAGCCAAGAGCGGTGTTGATGTAGTTGGCAGTTGCATCAATGAAAACAGCCCGGCAATCCGAATAGTTAGCGTTGTCTTCTTGGCAAACTCCTGTGACCAAATTCTTAATGCCCAACGCCTCTGCCCGGTTCGCTGCAATAGTCAAAAAGAGGGCATTGCGCATAGGCACAAATGTTAACTCACGACGGTCACCAATCACCTCCTCCATCTCTTTGAAACTGGTGTACTCTTCAAGCTCATTTTCAGATGTCAGAGGGCTTGAGCTGATCAGGATATTGGGGACGTGAACAACCTCTTGCTCAACCTCAAGCATTTTGCAAATTGTCCGTGCCGCCTCAATCTCAATGATGTGCCGCTGGCCGTAATCAAAGGTGATAGCTGTCACCTCGTCAAACTTCTTCTTTGCCCATGCCAGACAGGTTGTGCTGTCTTGCCCACCACTAAAAATCACCAATGCTTTAGATGCCACTTAGGGCTCCTTTCTTTAAGTTACGAACAACCAACCCCATGTAGCGACGCCACATGCAGTGCTCTGTTGAGGCGGTGCGAACACTAATACCCTCTTCTCGGCAATGTGCAAGCACCGCTTTTCTCAATTTCTTTTCGCCCAGCAGGTAATACAAATCGCTGATGTCCCACACCCTGCGATTTATGCTCCCCAGCCCAGGACGAACTGTTCTGTTTCTGATGTCTTTTCTCATGACTGCATTATACCTGGTATATAATTAGAAAGGGAGGTCCATATCCCACTTTGGGCACCCAAAGACCACCACTTTAGCTGGGAGGCCATAAGTCGGGGCGAGTGTACAGCGCTCTGTAAGTTTGATGAAGTTGCTGCAGTTGATGCAGCTTCTGATCACGTAGTTCTTAATAAGCTCCTCGTGCAGGAGCTGTTCGGTATCAGAACTCATAGCGCATAATTTCAGGGTGCTTGCAGTTTGTCCAGACATAGATCGCTTTCGGTTGGGCCAGCTCTGCAGGCGCTCTAACAAGCGCCTCGTCGACGGTTGTGGGGACAGGGGTTGAGCCATGCTCATTCCACCACTGTGCCGCCTTGTACTGGGCGTAGCCTGTATGCTCCAGGCATACCCATTGATCAAACCTGCGCAACCCGCAAACGTAGGATACACGCAAGCTCGGGGGGCGTCCGGGCTTATCATGCCTGTGGAAGCTGACACCGGTTACTTTGAACTCAACAATTTGAGGCAGATCGTCTGCTATGACCTGCGCCTGGCTGCTTGCAGCTTGGATCTTGATTGAGGTTGGAAAGATTTCTCCACATGCTTCACACTCCCGGGCACTTGCGTGGCTGTAGCAGTTACAAACTGGGCAAAGGCGGACAGGGGCTTGCCCACCTCCCCCGCTTGCCCCTTTCTTCCTTGGAATGATGGGGTCATTGATGGGACCGAGACGCTTGGTGTTGCCTGCAAAGTCTAGTACCAAGCAGTCTTTCTTGCCTTCAGCCGGGCGAGTCCCTCTGCCCAGCATCTGTACCCAAAGCCCCGGGCTGGAGGTTGGGCGGAGCATGACAATGAGGTCGATGCCTGGAAAGTCAAACCCGGTGGTCAGGACATTCATATTGACCACAGCCCGGTAGATGCCTGCTTTGAAATCCCGCAGGATTCTTTCCCGCTCAGGTTTGAGCAAATCCCCAGACACAACTGCTGTAGGAACGCCCATCAAGACCAGCATCTCACAGATGTGATCGGCATGCTCCAACCCTGCTGCAAATATCAGCCAGCTCTTTCTATCGACTCCGTACTTACACGCCTCTGTCAAAGCAGCACTGGTAATGGGCGATTTGTCAACAGCATCTTGGAGCTCAGTAGAAATAAACTCCCCGCCAGACTTGCCCACCCCGCTTACGTCCAGCTCAGTCTCCGTTTTGCGTGTGGTTAGAGGGGCAATGTACCCTTCTGCAATCAGTCGATTGAAAGCAGTTCGCTCCGTTAGATCGTAACAGATGTCGGTAAAGACCCCGCCCTCAGTCAGCATGCCCATGCCTAGGCGAAACGGGGTAGCGGTAAGACCGATGGTCTTGAGGTTGGGGTTAACCTGCTTGAGCCCTGCAATGAACTTTAAGTACTGTGCATTGGCACTCTGGCCAACCAGATGGCATTCGTCAATCATGAGCAGATCAACGTGCCCGAACTGCCCCGGGTTCTTAGCAACCGTCTGGATGCCGACGAAGGTGATGGGGGCAATGTCCCGCCTGCCCACACTCGCAGAAAAGATCCCGGCAGGTGCTACTGGCCAATGCTCAACTATCTTGGCATGGTTTTGCTCGATCAGCTCCTTCGAATGTGTTGCAATGATGATCTTCTGGCCGGGAAAGGTTATGAGCACCTTTCTGCAGAACTCGGCAATTACAACAGATTTGCCTGTGCCTGTGGGAAGCGCAATGATGGGGTTGCCCGCATGGGTTGCAAAATAGTTGTAAACAGCATCAATGGCTGCAAGCTGGTAGGGGCGGAGTATCATGGCTACTCCATTGGGTGACGATAATAGGCTGTGCAGCCGGTGAGAAGGGTTGCTGCTGGGATAACAGCGGTGTCCAAGGCATTGACATTCTCGCACACCCATTGCCCATTCTCGACAGGTGTTGAATGGGCGCAAGTTCTGCAGTTAACGTTGGGCACTTTGTCCTTGTGGCAGAGTGCATGATGGTCACACCATTTGCAATCGAACCAAGAGGGGTCACGGCTAAGGCGAGCAGGCGGCTCGGGGGCGTCAATAATGTAGATTGCCTTGGCCACATGCTTATCAAAACACTCTTTGTCAAACTCTACAATTTCGTCGTAGATGGCATCGTTGTTTTTGTTGACGGCCATGTAGAGTGCTTTGGGCAACCCAAACATCCCCATGTAGATCTGCATCTGCACATAGTGGGTGAACTTGCCCTCTTTGACGCCATTGGCCGCAAGTGATTTGAAGCTGGCGTCATTAGAGGTTTTGAACTCCAAGAGGAAGGTGTCACCGTCAAATTGACCAACGCCGTCCATCTCACCGCAAAAGTGCCCCTTATAGTCTGTAAAGCGGAACTGCTTGCCTGTGGCAGGATCGTCTTGCCAAACCGTTACCCCGGCATTTGTTAGCCAGGTAACAAAGCGAGTTTCTTCCAGCTTACCCCGCTCAAACAGACGCAGGAGCTGTGGCGGGTGAGCAGTGGTTGTACACCACCTGAAATCGTACCAGAGTTTGCGGGCACACTTTTCGCCGATAGACGACGCCCCTAGGTGATGTCGGTGAGACAGGTCTTGACCTTCAAATATAGCTCTATCAATAGCTTCCAGTACTTTTGTCATATCACCCTCTGTGTGTGTTAAGGGGAGACGGCTGGGGAAGGTGAGCAGGCAACTGCAAGAAGCACGCACACCATGTGACAGTCCCCAACCGCCTCGCCTTAACATCCCCCGAATGGGGGATGAGGACGAGCCTTACTTAGCCCATGGAGGCGCTGCAGGGGCAGCAGCCTGAGCAGGCGGCGCCCAAGCTGGGGCAGCCTGCTGTGCAGGGGGCTGCACAGGGGCTGCAGGGGCAATCCAAGCCGGTGCTGGGGGTTGGCCTGGAGCGCCGCCTGCAACCGCTAGGTAGCTGGAGATTTCATTGCTCTCGTCGTACTTGCCTTCAGCTGGCCGCACCTTCACCTTACATGATAGCAAAATTCCATGAAGCTGGCTGCTGTCCTGGAGCTGGATCACCCCCGTTGCATGACAAATAGCGGACAGGGTTTGATAGGCGATGTCAACCGCCACCTTGCTCTTGTTGTTCAGGTTCAGGCGGTCAAAGACTTTGCGATTGGCATAGGGGCCATCTGCTACGGTCCAGGTGATGGATAGATAGCTGCCACTGCCGTCTTTGGTGGGCTTCATTTCTGATGCCGTCATGCGAATGTTGTAGGTGCCTGCTGGCAGCACGTCAAACCCGGTTGATGGGGCGACGGTTGCTGCATTAAAGTTCAAAAGGGCCATGGTACGATTACTCCTGTGGTTGAATGATTTTGTTGAAAATGTGGGTGAGGTCTGGAGGCTCAATAGCGTCCAAAGCGCCTGAGCGATCCTTGGCCTCGTTCTGCATATCAGGCTGGGTGCGAAGGTAGCGATAGACAACCCCTTCAGGCGTCTTGCCCACTGAGATTTGAAAGACCTCGTCGAACAGGTACGGGAGCTCCATAGCAAGGCGGGCGCCAGGCATGGACGGGCCGTAGGTGATGGCCGACGTCACACTGTCTGTTACAACATTTTGCTTGGCTGACATGACCACATGCTTGCCGGGTAAGTCCCGGAAGGCTTTCAGTGTGACCATCATCTTTTCAATGAGTTCACCGTAGGCTTGGCGCGGGTCTTTCACCTGGAGCTTGGCGTTGGTCAAAACCACCTCACCTATCTCACTGATGCTGTCGATATAGATGGTCTCAAACTGCGCAGCCTCGGGGGAGGTTGATGCCCAGTTGTAGGCTTCGGTCAGGTCGTCTACTGTCCGGATGGTGATGACAGGAATGTCAACGTCGCGCAGGGACAGCATGCCCGACTCCGCTGACAGCACAATCGGCTTGGGCGCCGTTCGTGCCAGGTAGGTCTTGCCCATGCCTGCTTTGCCGTAGACGAGACATTTGATGCCATGCAAGGCGGACGCTTGCCTGGAACTGATGATTTGGATAGCCATTGGCTGACGCTCTCTTTCTCTGTGGTTGTGAAAATAGTTGGGGAGCCTGAGTCGTCAACTCAGGTTAAGGGTGACACACTCCCCGAATCGGGTTAAGCGGACAGAATGCCCAGTGCTTTTTCTTTGAGCTTGCCGCCTTCAGCAAACCAGGCGTCCATCAAGCGGGACGATTGGTTCTTGCCTTTGACGTGGTCAATGAATTGGGTGACGGCGTTGAGGGCGCCCCAAGCAGTCTTGTTGATGGCGTCTTGCCCGGAGCCCAGCTGACCGCCTTGGAACAGACCCATGATGGCGGTGTAGCCTTTGGACTTGCGAATCACGTCCCCGTCAATTTCACCCTTGCTGGGTTGGAGGAGCTTGAGCAAGAACTTGTCCATGTCTGACTGCTCAAAGGCTTGGATGGCGAGCTTGGTTGCTTGTTGCTTGAAAGCCTCAAAAGCATCCAGACTGAACTCCAGCCCTGCGCGCACATCTTCAGACTTGAATTCAGTGGAATGTGGGATGCGAATTTGACGTTGACCCTTTTCACCCATGGCAAGCTGAAGGGTGTTGTTGCAAACTACTCGGGTTGCAACCAACTTGCCAACGGTTGGAGTACTCATGTCGTAGGATGTGGACAGCATCAAGTAAGGTGCCACTTTGTCGTCCATGATGGAGACGTCGTCGCCCAGACGGGCCAGTGCCCAAATCACTCGGCCCTCAAACAAGCTACCTGCCGTCTCCATCTGAGAATTGGTCTTGGCCGTCAGCTTCTTGAAAAAGTCCATGATTTGCGCAGGTTGCACAACCTTGTAACCATCGGACACCACACTCAGGGGCTTGAAGGTGTCTTGCCGGTAAAGAACGTTGCGGCTGGGCATGTTCAGAATGCCCTTGGAGGTTGCAAACTCGACTTGGGCGCGTTCGACGTGCCAGTTGAGGCCAGCAGCCTCTGTCCATTCTTCGATAGTGGCGCCCGGGTTCAGTTTTTGACCGAGGCCATGCCAAGGCTCGTCGCCCACATAGGCCATTTCGGCGGTGCCGTCCTCGCGGATCGAAAGTTCATGTGCCATGATAAATTCCTTTGTTTGTGAAGATTCAAATTATACCCGGACGGGGCCGGGCGTCAAGTTAAGACTATACTGTTTCGCCCTTCGGGGCGACTAATTCAAGACTCGGGGCGCCGGGTTTGGTGGTCAAAATGTCCTGAACAAGCAGGAGCCCCTCGCCCTCAAGTTTGCGGAACTCCCCGATGGAAAGTTCGTACTTGATTTTGATCAGAGTTGGGGCTGCTTGGAGCTTCTTGAGCTCTTTGAGCAGGGCGGGCACCTTGGCCTGATCCAAGCTCCGGGTAAAGGGCTGGGTCATGACCAGCTTCCAGCCATTATTAAGCTGGAGCGTCTGAGTGCCTTCAACAACCTCAGGGAAGACGGTGGCCACAAGCTGCTTGCGCAGGCTCATTTCCTTGGCCTTGAGAGTGGAGAGTTGACCGAGGGTTTCATTCCATTCTTGGAGTAGGGAGGTTTGCATGATGTTAGTTCCGTGGGAGTAAAAGCAAGACGATGATGAAAAGGAGCACAACAACCGGGCCGGCTGCAACGGCCCCGTAGATGACAACAGCAAGTGCTGCCAGCCCGAGTGCGATGTAGATGAGTTGGGCTACAAAAGCACCTATCACATCCCCCACCTCCGCCGGGTGGGTGGCAAAGTGAGCGAGGTGCTTGGCACCCCTGCCCGTCGCCCTTGCCATGTTGGTTAGGTTGCCTGTGACTATGACCACAATCAGTGCCAAGATCAAAAGGGGCAAAAAGCCGAGAAGGGATTCCATTTTCATTCTCCTGTTACTTTGAGAGCTGGACCACCAGCAGGATGGCCAAAGCCACCCCGATAACAATCGCCAAGTAGTAGTCTTTGGGATCTTGTTTCATTTTGCTTTACCCTTGACGCACATTTCGAAATGAGCGCCGTCAGCGGTGTTGTACTTGATGCCTTGGGCAACACAGTGGGCAATCAGCTCCTTGCGGGTTGTGATGCCACCTTCAATGCAGTCACTGATAATGCACTTGGCCCGTTGCCAAGGCTTGGTCATGTCCCGGACAACCTCGGCCCGATGGGCAGCGTGCTCCTGTTCAGTTGCGCCGGTTTCTTTCAGCACCTGGGTCTTCTGAGCGATTGTGACAGGGGCAGGCAGCTCCTCATCCACCTCAACAAGCACGAAGGTGAAGCCTTCCCCCGCCTGCAGGATGGTCCATTCCTGCTCTGGACCGCAGGCCTTTTTGGCAGCCCGGACGGCGGAAGAGCGTTGTGCGTAAACTGTAGCCATGATAGAACTCCTTTGTTGTTGAGCCTTTATTATACCGTATGATTCCACCAGTCTGGTATAATTTGGCATAAGAAATTAGGGAGAGCTCCCTAATTTTGGGTTATGGGCGGTGACGGACAGACAAAGTGCCATCTTTATACCAGAGGACTTGTCTCAGCAGGTGTAAACACCCATAATTGCCAGCCCACCCCCAATAAAAATAAGATGGTCTGCCTGGACAACCCTACCCCGCTCCTGGGCATAGACATGCCCCAATGTACCTATTTCTACTCCGACATCATGGTGATAGCGGTAGAACCGTTGGTCATTACGCGGGTGATGGAGTTGGGGGCCATGCGCTTTGTCTTCCTAGACGATGCCCTGCCCCTTGACGTCTGCTTCATGACAACGCAGGATGTGGTGGATAAGATCAACCAGAGGCGCACCACTTTCGGCTTGCCCCCAACCTCCCGCTACCTGGCGGAGGTGGAAATACTAACCCCCCTTGTTACCCCTTTCCCAACTTTACTACAGTAGGTGCCCAATGCTTAATCAGTCCCAGATTGACGCCATCCCCCAAGAGCTCCGCGCCCTCCCTCAATGGGTAGGAGCTGCGCAGGATAAAGTACCCCTCAGTCCAGGCGGCCTGGTGGCATCTGTTACCGACCCCTCAACCTGGGGCAGCTTTGAGGAGGCGCTTAAAGGAATGGCAGGTGGGCGATACCCTCACATCGGCTTCGTCTTCACCGACAACGACCCTTACCTGTTCATTGACCTGGACGCGCCCAAGGACGAACACAAACACATCTTGCCCCCAACCCACCCCGACTACATCAGGATGCAGGCATCAGGTGCAAGCTGGATCAAGGCGATGGGGAGCTATGCGGAGATCTCAGCCAGCGGCCACGGGGTCCACATATATGTAAGGGCGAAGTTAAAGAACGCGCTCAAGATGCCCGGCACAGAGCTCTACTTCACCCAGCGCTATGCGATTGTGACGGGAGACGCCATCCTCAATGTGCCGATAGCGGACAGGCAGACAGAAATCGACCAACTCATTGTCGGGCTCAAGTCCTCCGGCCCCCGAGCCCCCCAAGCCTCTTACAAAGTCACCCAAGCCCAACCCAACCAAGACGCCCCTATATTAAGCAGTCTCACCCGTGCCTCCAACGCTGCTAGCATCCAACTACTCTGGGAAGGTAACTGGACCCACACCCACCCCAGTCAGTCAGAGGCTGACATGGCACTCCTGTCCCACCTCTGCTTCTACTCCCAGGATGACGAACAGGTTGCCAGGCTCTTCCGTCAAAGCGCCCTGGGACAGCGAAAGAAAGCCAATAACCCGCGTGACCCATATGTGGAACAGTCCATTGCCAAAATCAGGGCACTTGCCCCCACCCCCGTAGACTTCAGTAAGTTCAAACCCCAACCCGCCCCTCAGCCACACCTCCAACCTCTACCCAGCCCTGCTGCCCACTACCCCCCGCCCCCGGGCACCATGGGCCAGATTGCCAAGTACATATTCGGGGCAGCTATCCGCCCAGTCAACGAAGTGGCGTACGCAGGTGCAATCGCGTTCTGCGCAGGCATCGCCGGGCGCCACTACAACATCTCAGGCACAGGCTTAAACTTGTATGTGATGCTCCTAGCCCCGACAGGGGCAGGCAAGGAGGGTGCGTCTGACGGCATTGACAAATTGTACTCTGCCATCCGAACAACCGTTCCGGAGGTGGAGCAGTTCCGGGGACCTGCCAACTTTGCATCCGGGCAGGCACTGGTGCGCAACTTAGGGGAACGCACCTTACCATGCTGCCTGTCCATCATGGGGGAGTTCGGCATACGCCTGAGCCAGATGGTACACCCGCGGGCCAATAGCGCAGAGCTTGCCCTGAAGCAAGTCTTACTTGACCTGTTCTCCAAGTCCGGGGAGAACCACACCCTGTCCCCAACCGTGTATTCAGACAGCGCCAAAAACACCAACCTCATGTATGCCCCGTCCCTCAGCATCTTGGGTGTCTCAACCCCTGTCACTTTCTTTGACGCCCTCTCCCAAGGGGCAGCAGGTGACGGCCTTATCCCCCGGTTCTTGACCATCAACTCCAATGCTGAGTCGCAGCTGTCCAATTTAGACAGGAAGATGGAGGTTGACCTCCCCTTGGTTGCAAAGCTGGCAGACGTCGTCCAGCACAGCCTCTACATGGCCCGTAACAACTCCTTCTGCCATGTCAAGGTTGGAGAGGGGCCGACAAGGATGCTCCGCCACATGGAAGGCATCATTGTGGACAGGATGAACTCTTTGAACCCGGAGGATCCCGCCCGGGACATCTTGAACCGCTCTCACCTCAAGGTGCTGCGCCTGGCCGCTCTGGCTGCAGTATTTGATAACCCCAAAGATCCAGAGGTAACAGAAGAACATGCTGAGTGGGCTATTAAGTTTGTAGAGGCGGACGCTGCTTATATGAGGGTTAAGTTTGATACCGGGCATGTTGGCACAGGTGACCACAAGGCTCTTGCTATGCTTCGGGATAAAATCAAACAGTTACTTTCAGTCCAGGTTAGTATCAAGGATCCTATTTACTTGGGTATGCTCGCACAGGGGGTTATTCCATATTCGCTCCTGGCACAAAAGTTGCTGCAATCGCCGACTTTTGCGGGTGCACCGCTGGGCGCGACCCGTGCGTTGAAGGATGCTTTAATGACCTTAGAAGACATGGGGGAATTGCAAATTATACCAGCTCATGTCTGTTTGACGAAATTTGGACGAGCTGCGAAAGCGTACGGCGTTTTGGATCTGATGGGGAAAAAGGGGTGATTGAGGAGGTTGTTTATATTCATTATAGTCTGTTTATAGGGGGTTACTTAGAAAGTAATAGTATGCTATCCAAGCTAGACGTTGGTTTGCGCAGTTTTATAGTTTATAGGACTATAATCAATAAAAATACAAAAAAAACAACTCTCGTACGCGGTCCTCGCGTACGTGCGCGCACGCGTTACGGGGAGGATTTTTTATTTCCTTAGACTATAAATATATAAAGACTATAAACACAATGTAAACACGACTATAAAGAAGACTATAAAGAAACTATAACGGTTTTTACACACTGATCATAGGAGATTTGACAATGAAACCAGGTGGTGCTCGCCAGAAGGGCCAGGAAGGTGAACGGGAGGTAATTAAGTTACTATCAGAATGCTGTGGGGAGGATATTACTCTGAAGCGCAATCTGATGCAGTCGATGGAGGGTGGCTATGATATTGTGGGTTTAGATTGGCTGGCATTGGAAGTTAAGCGCCAGGAAACTCTGGATATAGAGAATTGGTGGAAGCAGACTCTGCGCCAAGCAGGAGATACTCGGATCCCTGTTTTGCTATATCGGCAGAATAGGAAACAATGGTATGTGGTTATGTGGGGACAGATTGGGCAGATGAGATGTCGTGTGACCGTCAACATGCTGACGTTCAAGCTCTGGTTGATGGAGGAGGTCAACAACCGGTCGAGAACGGGGTGAGAAGGGGTCTAGCTTGGGCGCATTGACAGTCACACTACGGTAACCTATACTTTGGGCACTTTTAGGAGCACGCAATGGACGGGACCTACTCAAGGCTGGAAGGAGCCTTTATGAAGAAATCAGAGGCCAAGGTAGTTGCCTTGGCTGTTCGTCAAGAAACCCGACAGCAGGTTCTTGCACTTAACCGACAGGGCTACGACAACTGGGACATTTCTGAGCATTTGGGACTGCCCTACCCGCATGTGGTAGCAGAGGTTCTGCGTCTAGCCAGCATGGAGCAGTTCGCAGACAAGAAGAAGTTCCAGCGGGTAATTGAGGCCCAGAAGTTGGAGCACCTCTACCGCAAAGCCTACCAAGCCTTTGACACCAGCGGTTCAGTGGATTGGTACGACCGGCTGCTCAAGACCTCTGAGCGCAAAAGCAAGCTGCTCGGGCTGGATAGCCCGGTGGAGCAGGTGGTAACGGGAAAAGACGGCGGTGCCATCAAGTTTGAAAGCGTCAACATGAAGGGGTTGACAGATGACGAACTGTCAACCATGAAGGCACTGGCTATGAAGGCAAGCAAGGCAGTGGAAACACCAGAGCCAGAATGAACCCATTCAACCTGCTCAAAGCGATAGAGCTTGAGGAGAATAGGCGGGATGCACAAGCCTCCCTCTACGATTTTGTCCAGCAGGCATGGCCTGTGGTTGAACCCGGAGTGCCTTTCATACCCGGATGGCACTTAGATGTTATTTGCGAGCACTTAGAGGCGGTTACTTGGGGTAGCCTTCGTCGTCTACTCATCAACATCCCGCCCCGGCATGCCAAGTCCACCATCGTATCTGTCATGTGGCCGGTGTGGGAATGGCTCCACATCCCCAACAGCAAGTTCCTTTGCGCATCCTACAGCGGTACTCTATCCACTAGAGACGCACTGAAGGCTCGGCGCCTCATCCAAAGCCCTTGGTTCCAGGCGAACTGGGGTGACCGCTTCCAGCTTACTGGGGACCAAAATGCCAAGCAGCGGTACGAAAACACCGCAACTGGGTACCGAATAGCATCCTCTGTCGGCGGTACAGCAACTGGTGAAGGCGGCAGTAGACTAATCCTGGACGACCCACACGGTGCGCAGGACGCCCAGTCTGACGCCATGCGAGAGACGGCACTGGAGTGGTTTGATACGGTCTGGGCAACCCGACTCAACAACCCATCTGACGATGCGATGGTGACCATCATGCAGCGCTTGCATGAGCGCGACATCAGTGGACACATCTTGGGTGACCTGTCCGGCTGGGAGCACCTTTGTCTACCGGCTGAGTGGGATGGGGTTAAGCGCAAAACCAGCCTCGGCCCCTACGACCCTCGGACGAAGCAGGATGAGTTACTCTGGCCCGATCGCTTTACCCCAGCAGTACTCAAAGAATTGAAGGAGTCACTCGGGGCTTATGGTACTGCAGGCCAGCTCCAGCAAGACCCAGCACCAGCTACTGGAGGTATCCTTAAGACCAGCTTCTTCAAACTCTGGCCAAAAGAGGAACGATTGCCGCAGTTCGAGTATGTACTACAGTCCTACGACACCGCTTTCACAGAAAAGACGACAGGTGACCCAACAGGGTGCGAGGTATGGGGTGTGTTCACCTACAAAGGGGAGCGCAATGCAATGCTTTTGGACGCATGGGACGAATACCTGTCCTACCCCGATCTACGCAAGCGCGTGGTGGATGATTGGAGTACCGTCTATGGGTCGGACGATAAGAAGGGCGCTGGGATGACAACTAAAGGACGTCGGCCAGACCGCATCTTAGTAGAGGCCAAGGCAAGTGGGCAGAGTCTACTCCAAGATCTTCGCTTGGCGAAAGTTCCTGCGGTGGGGTACAACCCGGGCAACGCCGATAAAGTTAGTAGAGCTCATCAAATGGCACCCACCTTAGAGCTTGGATTACTTTGGGTGCCTGAATCTGGCGTCAATCCAGGTTTTCCAGCTTCTTGGGCGGCTCCTTTCATGAAGCAACTTGCAAAGTTTCCGGTTGCAGAACACGACGAATATGTGGATTGCGCAACGCAAGCGATCATCTATTTGAAAAATGATCGCTGGTTTGAACTTCCCCATGCAAAAGACCCTGACAACGAGCATAGAATCAGAGAAAAAAGAAGTAACCCTTACGCTGCGTAAGACCTTTATAATTTCAAGATATGCCCTACGTCTACAAACTCGTTGACACTATCACCGATAAGTGGTACATAGGTTCGCGCACTTCAAAGAGTTGTAACCCCGAAGAACTTGGCAACAAGTACTTTACCAGTAGTTCTGAAGTCTCTGCTCTTTTCAAAGCAGACCCGCTTCGTTTTGAAAAGAAAATTCTTGTTGTTGGTGATGCAGATTACATAGCTAGAACTGAAGTTTCTTTTCTTCATTTTTACGATGCGATGAACGACGCTTTGTCGTACAACAAGACTAATGGGAATCAGAATTACGCCTCGCATAAAGTTGGCGCTCGTATAGCTGCTTTGAAGATTGGGGTATGCGGGCGGTCAATGCAAGAAAAAGTAGAGCATGGGAGGAAAGGCGCTCGTATTTCTAGAGAACGTCAGGTTGGTATTTTTGCACCTGGAATGGCAGCAAAAGCAGGTAGACTGGCTGCAGGTAAAGGGGGCAAGATTGGGGGCAAGATTTCAGGAACTGCACAAGCTCTTGCTGGGGTAGGAATTCACACCTTTGCCTCTCGCAGTAATGCTGGCAAAGTAGGCGGGGTTGTTACAGGCGCTTTGAGGTACAAATGCCTTGCTTGTGGAGAAATTAGTTCTCCCGGCCCATTGGGGATGCATCAGAAGGCCGCTGGCCATACTGGAAAGGAAAGATTGTATGCCGCCTAAGAACAATGTCATCAAGCAGTACCATGACCCCTACGCTGGGCAGAGAGGTGAGCGGTCGCCTTTCTTGTCTGGTGCACTGCAGGGTCTAATGGGCACGGCTCCTGACCAATTGGGTGGCTCAGTGCTAGACCCTGAGACGGCACAGCGGAGAAGTGGTGCCGAATGGGGATTCCCACTGGGAACACTGGCCCAGATGCTCCCCTTCGGTGGGGGAATTGCTGCGGCGCCCAAGGTCTCTGGCCGTGCACTTCAGAGTGGTGTCATCAAAGCACCTGGCGGTAACTGGCTGAGTGGATCCGTGGAGAATTCACTGAGGGGGTTGAAGAGACCAGAGGGCAATCTGGCCAGACAAATGGAGGCGGTCCACGGTCAACGCATTGCCCCCATCCCTGAGGCAGACCGCGCCGACGCGCTCAACTCCTGGGTCGAAAAGCAGCTCACTCGCTACGTCAAGAACGACATGGCAACACCAGGTGATCCAATCCGGCTGTTGGCTGACGCATGGCCAGCCCAGCGTGATGCTCAACTTGCTTTGAAGCAAGGCCAAGTTGATAAGCTAATGGCCAAGCGTGGAGCAGCAGATCCGCGAGCACATCCGATGATTGACAGAGATCTTGCAGCAGTGCGAAGCGAGATGCAAGGCATCAAGGACTACAGTCCACTGCACGTCAACCCAGACCAGTTGAACTTCAACATCAGTACCCATGGAAAGTATCTCGAGCCAGGTCAAACTGCTGTGGCTCAGTCTCCAGCAGCTAAGAGCTGGGAAGGCGCCAGTGACCTCAAGGTGTTTAACAACAAGGCAGGAGACTTCCTGCCAAGTTCTGACCAATGGGTGTCAGACGCTGCGGGAAGCCACAGTGTACAGAACAACCCATGGTTAACTAAGGTGCCACCAGACACTGCCGTCCATGACGTGGCAGAACCACGTTCACTGCCCCGAGATCTAGGCTTCAACCACCTCATCGATGAACTACGCAACGCGACTAACCCTGAGTCTGGCCTGCCTCCCGAGCTCTTGTTGAAGTACAGCTCCTTGCCACAGGTCAGTGTACCTCAGGCTGTGGAACGGGTAGCTAAGATCAACGCATGGCGCGAAGCCCAAATAGCCGAGGCCAATGCTGCAAAAGCCAACAACGCTGCCACAGTTCTTCACAAAGACTACCCAGAGCATGGACTGAAGTGGGTGGAGTTGAAGCAACCTGAAGCAAAGACTTTTGATGACTTGACACCTGAGCAACGTGGATGGTATCAAGAATACCTTGATGGTGGTGTTACCCAAGATGGTGCATTGCGCAACGCTGCAAAACGTGGAACGTCTCTTGAAGACGCTCTCAAGTACGAAGGAGACACCATGGGCCACTGCGTCGGTGGTTACACTGATGACGTAGCATCTGGCAAGTCTCGCATTTTCAGTCTGCGTGACTCCAAGGGCACACCGCACGTGACGATTGAGACTCGGCCCGGAATCTCTGCCTATGACCAGTGGTATGGTTCTCAGC